CTTATAAGATTTTTGACGCTTATTCCTTTGTCTCATTGCTTGATCATAATGAAACTTATTTGCTTTGAATGTAAAGTTAACACCATTCAAATGATCTACTTCGTGTAATACGCACCGTGCTGACATACCAGTAAACTTATCAGTATGCGACTCACCAAAAGAATCCATGTAGCGAATACGTACTAGCTTAGGACGTTTAATTTTGATAAACAGATTTGGATATGTGACACAACCTTCTTCCAGCATAATCTGCTCTGTGGATACATCAGCTACGACTGGATTAAAGATTACTTTTGTTGGATTGGACCATAGTACAAAAGCTCTGTACGGTAAACCACATTGGTTAGCAGAAAGACCAATACCCTTATAGTGGATCATTGTCTCGATAAGGTTGTTAGTTAGCTCGTGTGGGTTGATTGGAGGGTTGTTGAAATCAAACCTCTCCAGCTTTGTTCTTAGCAGTGGGTGGTCTGGAGCTACTAAATCATATATCATTATTTCACCATTTGACTAAAGTTTTTTACTTTTTGGAATTTGATTACTGAATGGAATTTATCGAACAGTTGATCACCCTTGTGCGATATTATAAACAAGTTAGTATCAGCGGTCAACGTATTGATTATCTTTAGGAACTCTTCTGTACCATTATTATCTAGTGAACTATCAAACACTTCGTCCATGATTAGGAGATTAGTAGATGCAGAGTTACGAAGCTTGCTGATAGATCTCCATGTAAACAGGAGAGCAAGATCAATACGCATTTTCTCTCCCTCAGAGAACGACTCATAGCTAAAGTCATCACGATGTCTTGATTTAATTGTCTCTTCGAAGTTTTCATTCAATTCAAAGTTAACAAAGAAGTCCATTGCAGCTAAGTATTTGTTAACAAGTTTATTTATTACAGGAATATATTGCTTTATAATCTTAGTCTTAACACCAGAGTCCTTCAGTAGTACAGCTGCAACATCAAGAGCGGATTTATCTTTTAGTAGTTCTTCTTTCGTGTTGATCGCTGCTTTCAAAGTTCTTTTGATCGCATCTAGCTCTTCAGCATCATCCGTTGATTGTACCTCTATGTCTGACTGAAGTGTTGCTATCTCATCCTGTAACAGCTTGATTGTGTTCTGATATATTTTTACTTGAGTGTTGCATTCTTGTATGTAAGACTCTTGTTGTTGAATAAAAGAATGCACATCTGATATGACCATCAACCTCTCATTTAAAGAGTCTAAATGATCTTGTAGTGAGACAAGGGTCTCTTCTACTTTTGTTTTTTGTTTGTTCTTTTCTTCGATACTACCATCTTTAAAGTGAGCATCTATATCTTGATTGCAAGTAGGACAGCTTTCATGGTCTTGTAAAAAGTCAATGCTTTCTGTTATTGATCTTAGTTTGTCTTCACCAGTACGTTTCAAATCAAGGTAGTTAGAATACTTACCTGATACAACGTCCTCATCAACAATACTGCCTTCAAGAAGGGTGATAGTCGTTTTATGCTCCTTGATAACATCAAGAGCTATCTGCATGTTGCCAGCTACTTCTTTAAGCTGATTATTCTTTGCATCAATTGTTGTTTGTTTATTGTCCTTGATTGTAGTAGTCAATCTTTTATGCAGCTCAATTTTATCAACAGCATTTTTAATCTCAAACGATACGCTAGTCAACTCTTCTTTGTTGAGAGATATCTTTTCCTTAAGAATACTATTCATAGTGGAGAAGATTTGGATATCTAATAGATCTTCTATTATCTCTCTACGATGAGCTGCTGGCAGTTGCATGAAAGGAGTGAATGATGCACTACCTAAAATAACAATCTGAGAAAAGGATTTGAAGTTCAGCTTAAGAATATTCTTCTCAAGCATCTCTTGATACTCTCTAACATCTGATGTCTGGTTCATCATATCACCATTACAGATGATATCAAAGACGTTTGGCTTTTGACCTCTACATATTAAATACTGCTTAGAGCCAATTGAGAACTCTAGCTCAACAAGCATTCCCTTCTTATTGATCGAGTTGATCAATTGAGGTTTGTTTATCTTGCGGAAAGGCTTTGCAAAAAGAGCAAAACAGATAGCATCAAGAATAGTACTTTTACCAGCACCATTCTCACCTACTATCAATGTTGATTTTGATTTCTGAAAATTAACTTCTGTCCATACATCACCCGTAGATAGAATGTTCTTCCATCTAATACATTTGAAACTTATCATATATTAAGCTGACTCTATATTGATCGCCTCATTATATAAACTACGTAGAAGTCTGTCTAGTCGTTGTTTGTCAGCAGTTGTTTCTATCTGCTCACAAAATTTAGATAGGATTGTCATTGTATCTTCAGCACTTTCAACAATATCATTATCATCCTGAAGATCCATATGCATGTGATCATCTACCACCTGTAGATCTGCAATACCTGACTTTTCTAGTTTATCAATAAGCATGTCTAATTGAATTGGATTATCTCTGCTTTGTACCACTACCTTAACAAACGTATCTGCTAAATGGCTATAATCACCTAGCTCAAACTTATCATTAAAGAATATTTTGTAGAACATCCTGTTAGGGTTCTGTATAAACTCTAACTCTCTTGTCTCTGTGTCGAAGATGTGGAATCCTCTTGGGTCTTCATAATCAGCCCACGTAAGCTCATAAGGATTTCCGAGATAGTGAATATTGCCAGAGCTTGAACGATGATGAAAGTGACCAGTACAAACAAGATCAAATCGTTCGAATATTTTAGAATCAAATCCATGGTCGTTTACCTGTCCTTTATACATTTGGAAACCAGCTAGTTCAAGATGACCAAAGCATACTTGCGCTCTAGTATTCTTGATCATACCCATGACATCGTTGTAGTTGTCTGCACATATCCATGGCAGCATCAAGATGTCTAAACCTGCATATGTTAACTCAACAGGGTCACTATAAGGTGATATGTTGTCATAATCAGCTAGTAATAGCTCTGGAGAGTTTATTGAGTTTGTGTTCTTGTAGAAAACGTCGTGATTACCGACGATAACATCGAGCCTAATTTTCCGATCACGTAAAGGATCAAAAAAGTACTCGCGGCAATTGTTGAGAGTAAGATAGTTAATGTACTTGCGACGATCAAACATATCGCCAAGATGAATAACATTCCGTATTCCTCGTTCATCAAGTGTTGGAAAAAACGATTGGTCGTAGAATTTCTTAAAATGTTTGTCGAATGCTCCATGGTCTCCCCTTGCACCAAAGTGCGTGTCCGTTATTAAAGCTATCTTCATTATTCCTCAACAAATTTATCAATACCAGTCTTCTCTGCGGGCTTTCGCTTCTTCTCTAGATTATCCTCGAAAGACTTAATAAAGTCACTCATTTTCTCATTCTCAAACATATTGTTAGTTGGACCACCATCAAACATATCTCCATCCTGTAGATCAAACAACTCCTCTGATATAGCCGAGTTCTTATATACCTGATGTTTAATATACAGGTGTTTCTTTTCTTTCTGTATCCGTCTTAGAAAAGCAAAGTAGATTATCTGAGTAAAATATGCAAAAGGGTTTGTGGATTTATCTGGATCAAAGTTATCAATATACATGATGCAGTTTTCAATTCCATCTGCAATCATCTCATCACGATAAGAATAGTTGATAAAGTTTGGTTTGGTAGCTAGTCTATTTGCAATTAACAATATACACTCACCAAGATAGTTTGGTAAAATAGGCTTCGTTTTGTTTTGTTGCTCAGCATCTCTTACTGTCTGCTTGTATTGTTTGATGGCTTCGTAGAATGTTTTATTGTCAATGTAGTTAGTTGTCATATCAGTGCATACTATTATTAGGATTAAGTCTTTCCATCATTGCTGTGAGCACATCTGTATTTGTATCATTTTGATTGTCTTCTAGCTCTGCAATACTTTCTAGCTCAATATCTATGCTTTCATCAACCTCTTTAATGTAGGATTGAAGAACAGCCTCATAATAATTAGCCATAGACTTTCTAGCAGCAAGTGATACAATTACATTTTCCTTTTGGAAGGATATAGTTCTACTCTCAGCAAAAGGCATATATCTTAAAAGTCCTATCACAGGACGTTCACTTCTTGGTGAAAAGATATAGTTGATTGTGAAGGGATCTTCGATGAGAACATCTTTCTCATCCTCGTGAATTACATGACCAATGATTTCACTGTTATTTTGAAGCTTAACTATTTTAATCATTGCTATCCTTTAAAGGTATGGAATATGTTTTATACTCAAACTTCTCTTCATTATATATTTTTATTCTTTCCACAAAATGATTCAAGGTGTAGTTACGTCGTTGCTTCCACTGTAAATTATCCGCTATGTCGAAAAGAGTGGCTTTATCTTTTCTACTTCCCTTTCGTAGTCCACGTCCGATGGATTGTAGGTTTCGGATCCTTGATTTTGAAGGTGAAGCGAAAATGATATTGTGCAGGTTTGTAATATTGACGCCAGTAGAAAAAGTACCATAAGAAGCGACAATAATCGAACCAGTTTCCATTTCCACAGCTCTTCTAATATCATTTCGGTTCTCACCACTAATCTCACCAGAAACGAAATACAGCTGGATGTGATTGTTTTTATTTTGCTTGATAAGATCATATAGTGCTTTTCCGTGTTTGTCAACATACTGATATAAAATAAGGGTGTTGCCTTTGAGTTGTAATGATAGGTCTGCTATAAATTTGTTTCTAGCTTGATGATTAATTAGGAACTCAATTTCATCTCTGTACGGAGCTACTTTCATTAACTTCTTATAGTAGTCATCATATTCCAATACAATAGCTTTGATTCTGAATTCGGATAGATATTTTTGCTCAATCAAATCAGCTGTAGTTGTTACTTTCTTGACTGTACCAAACAAACCCTCGAGTACTAATTTATGAGTCTGCGACCCATCTAGTGTTCCTGTGAATCCAAACCTATACTTGCAGTTGAAAAGATTCTGCATTATAGATGTAAGAGACTTTGCTTTGAATAGGTGAGCTTCATCTCCTATCACCACATCAAACTGCTGAAACCATTTACGTGGTTGATTATATATTGACTGCCATGTTGATATGTATATTGATTTATCTTCGTCCTTTTCCTGACCAGAGAATATCATGTGGCAATTGGACTTTGAATCATAGCCATACTCTTCAAAATCAGAATACATCTGATACACTAAAGATGTGGTGGGTACAATCAATAGCGTTTTAAGATTGAAGAACCTGCAGAGAAGATATATTATTAATGACTTACCAGAAGCTGTAGGAGATAATAGTAAAGATCTTTTTTTCTTTATTGCATGCTTGAAAGCTGCTATCTGATAATCTCTAGGGTGCTTTGTAAGGTTGATTGATTTAAAGAACTGCTCAACATCAACCTCATCAGTGTCATCTGAAAAATCAGAAAGCAGATCTACAGGATAATCATTTTGTTTTGCAAAGTCTTTAACATAATCTATCAATCCTGTGTAGATGTGATGCGTACCAGAGTTGAACAACCGTATCTTACCATCCCATCCTTTCTTTCTCACTGAAGGAATGAAACGAGCACCAGGTACCTCAAACGTAAAATAGTCTGAAAGCTCTTGAGCAACACCATCATTACAATGAACCTTAATATAGGTTTCGTTATATCTCTCTAACTGTATCATACACCCATTTTAAACTTTTCCCACTCAATAGCATTTTTCAAAAGATATCCTCTGTTATTGAGTGTACGTATAATGTTTTCGATAATTTCTAACTTGTCTTCTGTTAGCTGTATTCTTTGTTGTATAGTCTGAAGATCATCATCTGATTCAAGATAAATTGGAATGTCAACCTTAAGTATCTTCAGTGGTTGCGGACTCCAACCATGCTCTTCTAACTCTTCCTGGGATAAGATACCCTGATAGTATTGATGTTTGAGTTTGTATAGTTTTTTGAAGTCACCGTTAAGTTTGGTAAGCATTGATTTAGCTAGGAACAGCTCCTTCAAATACTTTGAGTGTAATTGAGGAATACGCAGTGACTCTTTTCCCAGCTCAGTTTTATCAACATCACTATCTCGCTCCCACTCAATTATAAGTTCATCAGTCTTCATACAATCCTCCCATTTAGATCATATGATACATTATTAATCAAACAAGGTCAACTGTATTTTTCAATTTTATATTTGATATAGTCGAAGGTAACCGAACATTGTATGTAAGAGATATCGGAAGAAACAGTTGTAAAGTTTAATTGGCCAAGACTGGAAGGAAATGCATCATAAAAAGTAACTTCAAGGTTTGGGTTCTTAGCGCTAGAAAGAATCATTAACTTAATATCTGATCTAGCTCTAGAATTATAATCCGTTACTAACTTATTGTCAAGTCTATCTGTTGATGTTGGGTCTATTGATTCTGGGCCGGCAATGGAAATAATCCAATTCCATATTTCTAGATAGTTTGTTAGATCCTCATCAACTATGAACTCAACTGTAAGAGGAGCGTAGTTAATATGGTCACCTGGGATAGGAATTTTAACAAACGGGGTGGGCACATCTATAGAACCCTCAAAAGATAACCCAGGGATTGAAATACCTTGAAGGAAGAAGTTCAGCGAAGGAGCTCTCTGCAGAGCCATTCTGAAGTTAGATGATGCTAAGAAGTTTCTATTTACTGGTGTATTTGTAATGGCACTCATAGTATATCCTTTTTTACTATTTATGCAAATAAAAAGAGAGGATCCGAAGATCCTCTCAAAATTGCTGCTATGTTATATTGTAATTTTTATAAACAATTACATTAGGTTGTCAACCATGAGTCTACGGTAGTAAACGTTAGAATCTTTGGTTAGAGCACCTAGACCAGCTGTCGAACCTTCAGCAAATGGGTTTGCAACCATTCCGTAACGAGTCTTAAAGCCAATCTTAGGCTGGAAGCTGTCAGGATCAACTGCACGAACCATTTGTAGAGGAACGTATGGGCAATAGAACAGACCTGCGTCGAATGCAGATGCGCCTTTGTAACCAACAGTCATGTAGTTACCAGTTGCATATGGATCGATGTAAACACGGATACGACCATTTAGAACACCAGCGAAAGTGTTACCTGTGTCATCAACGTTTAGGTTGTTGCTGTTTAGAGCAGGAGCGTAATCAAGAACACCAGCCATCTGAAGTGCAGAAGCAACGTCAGAAGAACAGATGATCATGTTACCTTTACCACGACGTGTAGCCTTGGCAATTTGGTTAGCTTCACGCTCAACTTGGAACATTAGACCCTTGAACTTCTCAACGCTCCAACGACCGTTTGAGTCTGTGTCAAGGTCAAAACGACCAGCTGTTGTTGTATTCTCAGTAGCACCACGTGTAGCAGTAACATTGATTGTACGAACAACTTCACGGTTGATCTCAGCAAGGATCTCTGAAGAGAGAATGTTGCTTAGTTCTGTTTCAGCATCTAGACCATGGATTGCTTTCAGATCTTGTGCAAGTTCCATTGTGTACTCAGCTTTTAGAGCACGTGACTTAGCTGTTACAGTTACTTTCTCAATCGAGAAAGCCATTTCAGCAAAAGAAACGTTACCTGAAGTACCTAGAGCTTCTGCTTGCGCTGTAGACATACCTGAACCGAAGTTGTAGATACCTGTTTCAGCAAGGTTAGCAGTACCAGTTGTTGTGTTACCAGGAACACCACCAACATGCTTCTGACCTAGTGTGTTAGCACCAGTAACAACAGAAGAGAATGATGAGTTAACTTCATTGTAGAAGTTCTCAACACCGCTATTGGAGCTGTTGCTATACTTGGAACGCATTGCGAAGATCAAACCGGTAGGACCAGTCATTGGCTGAACGCCGCAGATGTCATACGCAATTAGATTTGGCATTGCACGGCGAACTAGAGAGATAAGAACTGGATCGAAAGTATCGATATCAGCACCAGTTGCATTAGCAGCTGTCTCTGTAAGTGTTTGTGGAACGTATTGATTGGCTTCGCGAAGTGCCTTCTCTGTGTTCTCTAGAACAACAGCGGTAACGCTTCTACGATGCTGATCTTTAATAGGAGCTAAATCTGGGTGAGTCAGAATAGGATCCCATTTTGATTGTAATTCTTCAGCTAACATCATGTTACTTCTCCTTACGGGGTTGATAAAATCTTTTTTATTTATGCTTTTTTAATTCTTGAGATCGCAGAAAAG